TGTGCTGATGCCGATGCTATTATGCTGAGGATGAAAGCAAATGAGGATCTTCCTCAAGTGGTAAAAGTTGAGTTAGTTGAAACCGTAAAGGAATCAACACCACACTGCTATTGGGACGCAAACGACTAAAGGAACGGACTTAAAAAATCCAACTACTTTAGGAGTAAACTTATGAACACACTTAATCTCATTCGCAAGCAGATCAACAAAGCTGCTGCACTTCATGACGCTCAGATCTCTCACACCTCATATCGTGGTGTTGAGTATGATACTCGTTGTGTAGAATCAAAAGAGACTCACGGTACTTTCTGCTACCGTGGGAAAACTTACTCCAAGTAATATCATGCAATCTCTACAAATCGTGGGATTTAGTTCCCTTGGTTGTATAGCATTAATGACATTGCTTTATGGAGAAGTGCTTCTGATAAAAAAGAGGTAATGTAAAGAGACGTTTCAATACGTCTCTTTTTTTGTCGGAATTAACAAAAGTATATTACGATACCAAAACTTTTCTAGATACTAAAGAATTAGGGAATATGCTTATGACCTAATGTTGCCATGTACTTCGTTAGTAAAATTTACGGAGGTGAAAAGATGCACAATCGAATATCTCGCAATCAATTAGCAGAATGGGTACACATTGATACAAGTTTAAATCGGTGTAACGACGAATTAGATTTAGTAAATGACTATTTTGATTGTCTAATTGAATGTGACGAAGACCAAGGAACATGTAAGCGAATCTGCAGAATTCTGTTAGAGCATTAATACAACGGGGGTTGATCCCCCCCTTTTTTTATGCTAAAATAAGACGAAAGAACATCATCTTATGGACAAAGAAAAACTCAAACTCATCGTCCGCAATCTAGAACTTTTGGTAGATGGACTCAAGGCAGAGGTATACTCTGATGTAGAAGCATATCGACCAAAAGTAGAATACGATGAAGTTGCGAGATATCTCCACGACTATGATGAAGTTTTTGAAGACAGTGATCTGAACGAAGAATGAGTGTAAAACTAATTAGTGTAACTCCCGATGCGGAGCAAACAATGGCATATGTTGCCAGAGTATCTAACCCCAATAACCAGGAAAACCCAAACTATGCAAAACTGTTGGGTTACTGTATTAAGCACAATCATTGGAGTGTGTTTGAACAAGCATTCATGACTCTTGAGATTGAAACTACCAGAGGATTGGCAGCTCAAGTGCTTCGTCATAGGAGTTTTACATATCAAGAATTTTCACAACGCTATGCTGATTCCACCCTACTCTCAGAGACGATCCCCCTCCCAGAACTCCGTAGACAAGACACCAAGAATCGTCAAAATTCTATTGACGATGTGGATCCGTTTGTCAACCAAGAGTTTCAAATTAAAATGAGAAAGCATTTTGATGATGCAATGGTTTTGTATCAATCTATGCTTGATTTTGGAATCGCAAAGGAGTGTGCCAGGTTTGTGCTCCCCCTCGCCGTACCCACTAGAATGTACATGTCGGGATCATGTAGGTCATGGATACATTATATCAATTTGCGCTCTGCAAACGGCACACAGAAGGAGCACATGCAGATTGCAGAGGGATGTAAAAAGATCTTTGTAGAACAGTTCCCAGCAGTTGCGGAAGCACTTGAGTGGGTCTAAATAAAACATATTGAACCTTATTATTTCTTAACTCATGGCGACATATCCTGTAATTAATAAAGAAACAGGTGAACAAAAAGAGATAAAACTCAGTGTTCACGATTGGCCTCAATGGTGTGATGACAATCCCGATTGGAAAAGGGATTGGTCAGATCCTTCAACATGCCCTCAACCTGGAGAAGTTGGAGAGTGGCGAGACAAACTCGTCGCCAAAAATCCTGGTTGGAATGATGTGCTTGAAAAAGCATCTAAAGCCCCCCGTTCTCGTGTAAAGAAGATCTAAACCCTATGGCATCTAGAAAAAGAAAGAATGATTCTCCGATTGGAATTGGCATGACTGCCAAACAAATGAAGAGAAAAAAACCGATCAATACCGATTTTCTTGTTGATATTGATCCGTTAACAGATAATCAGAGGAGATTGTTTGAATCATATGATGAAGGAAAACATCTAGTTGCATATGGTTGTGCAGGAACTGGTAAAACATTCATTACACTTTATAATGCTCTTCACGATGTCTTAAATCCAGATACTCCTTACGAGAGAATCTATCTTGTTCGATCTTTGGTCTCAACTAGAGAGATTGGATTCCTCCCTGGAACCTATGAGGATAAGGCAGATATCTATCAGATTCCATACAAGAACATGGTTAAATACATGTTCCAAATGCCATCAGATGCAGATTTTGAAATGCTCTATGGTAACCTAAAAGCACAGGAGACCATTAAGTTCTGGTCAACCTCTTTTCTTCGTGGAACTACTCTTGATAATGCAATTGTTATTGTTGATGAATTTCAAAACTTGAATTTTCATGAACTTGATAGTATAATTACGAGAGTAGGTGAGAATACCAGAATTTGTTTCTGTGGAGACGCGACTCAATCCGATCTCAATAAAACAAATGAAAGAAATGGTATTGTTGATTTTATGAGGATTCTTAGAGCAATGCCTTCGTTTGATATTGTTGAGTTTGGTCTTGATGATATTGTCCGTTCTGGTTTGGTCAAAGAATATATTATTGCTAAATTAGATGCAGGTTTTTAATGTTCAATCACGTTGATATTAATCTCCCTCAACTTGAGAGGGAGACCATTGATGGAGTAAGGTATTACTCAGTTCCTGATGAAGAAGAACTTCTCCGACTGGTCTCGATTACTTCGGTGACCAGTCATTTTAATAAAGAAATCTTTGTTAAGTGGCGTAAAAAAGTTGGTAATGAGGAAGCAGATCGCATCACAAAACGTGCTACAAAGCGTGGTACTGATATGCATACTCTTGTGGAACACTTCATGAAAAATGAAGAACTTCCTGAGGTTCCACCAATTTCGGATTTTCTATTTAAAATTTCTAAAGGCAAACTAAAGAATATAAATAATATATACGCTTTAGAAGGTTCCCTATATAGTAAGGAACTTGGTATTGCTGGAACAGTTGACTGTATTGCCGAATATGACGGCGAGTTAGCAATAATAGACTTCAAAACATCTGCCAAACCCAAACCTAGGGAATGGATCGATCACTATTTTGTACAGTGCATGGCATATGGTTGTATGCTGTACGAACTGACAGGAATCTCTGTCAAAAAACTTGTAATCATTATGTCCTGTGAAAATGGAGAATGCGTCGTCTATGAAGAACGAGACAAATCAAAGTACATCAAACTACTCAGCAAATACATTAGAAAATTTGTTAGAGATAAACTGGAGCTCTATGGAAAAGAATAAAGAATTAGAACAGGTAATCGAAAGTAAATTTTTGACCCCTTCTAAATTTGCAATTGAAATCGAAAAAATTGTTGCAGAAGAAAAATTTAACTATATTGATGCTATCGTCCACTATTGTGAAATCAATAGTCTTGAGGTAGACTCAGTAACGAAACTCATTTCAAAACCGTTGAAAGAGAGACTTAAATGGGACGCTATTCGTCTCAATTTTATGAAGAAAACCTCTCGTGCTAAACTTCCCCTATGATTTCTCGTGATGAATTAATGCACCATCGTCTTCAGGCATGGATGCGTGAAAACAAATGCAAAGATCTCGAATATCTTGGAGAAAGACCAGATATTTGTGGTGAAATTAAGCATTGGTATCGTATTGCTGGCGAACATGAAGTCAGCGTTGATTGTATTGAAGGAATTGATTTAGTAGATGCCGAAAGTGACACCGTTTGAAACCTATCAACATTACTTATCTTTAAAAAATCATTTTACCAATCCAAAGTATGATTTTTTTAAGTACGGTGCAAAAACCCGTGCTAGTGTGACATCGTTCAACAAAAGAAAAGATAAGTATTGGTTTGAAAAAACTTCTAGAAAATATAGCGACAAAGAAGTCGTTAATTTCCTTGTATCAAATTTTGCTTCCACCGATAACCCACAAAACCTATGGATTGGAGAAATTATCAATTCTGGCGAAAGAACATACGCCGAATGGATGAAACGACAACAGAGTTTAACTTACTTGTTCAGAGAGCAAAGCAGCGAATTGCTCTCTCAGAACGAATTAGAGAGTCTATTCGACTGTTCGAAAGGGCACCCGAAAATTCTAAAAAAGTTTCTAAGCGGGAGTATATCGCTAGAAACTTTCGTAATCTACGAAAAAATATTCCGTTTTTCAAAGAAATTTGATAAGAAACTGCTTGATCCTGTGTGGGAAACCGTAAGTTTAAAATTAAGAAAATATGATCCCTTCATAAATATTGATGTATTCCAGTTTAAAAAAATTTTAAGGACCATTGTACATGAGTGACTTTTTCAAATCTGATATCATTCAGGAAGAATTAAAGCAGATCAATCAGATGCAAGAAGAAATCTACGGAAGTGTTCTTGGATTTGGAGTGATGGACCGTGAAACTAAGCTGGAACATGTCGATAAACTTGCACGGTTGCTAGAAAAGCAACAGGTGATGTATACTAGGTTATCTCTTTCAGACGACCCTCAAGCGGTTGAGATGAAAGAGAACCTTCGCAAATCTATTCAGTTGATGGGTTTTTCACCCGACACTGATGTGAATATATTATTTGATAGTATGAAAAAAACTATCCAGGCACTCAAACAAAACATTGACGCCTGAGAGCAACCTTGCTATACTATCCAAGTAAATCCAACAAATCCAAATTAATCCGAGGTAATCTAAATGTCTTTCGCAGACCTTAAGAAGCAATCTAAACTTGGCTCGCTGACCGCTAAACTGGTTAAAGAAGTCGAAAAAATGAATAATAACGGTGCATCATCTGGTGATGACCGTCTCTGGAAACTGGAGTGTGATAAGAGCGGCAATGGTTATGCCGTTATCCGTTTCCTTCCTGCACCCGATGGAGAAGATCTCCCATTTGTGAAACTGTATTCCCACG